TCAAGCAAATCAAATTCTGGTTGGATGTTGCGACCGTTGCCGTCTTTTGATGGGTATGGGTATTGACCGTAATCAAGGATTGAATCAACAACTTCTTCAAGGGCTTGTTTGATTGCCCAGTCTTTGATTTCTATTCCATCTTCGTGGCTTGAGTCATTACGGCTATCTTGTGCGTTGTGATATAACATTTTGATTCTCCTAAAAAGACCCGTAAGGGCGTTAATAAAGGCGTTTGCCAATTCTGTTATTTTATTTTATAAACAGATGCTGTTTTAATAAAATCTTTATAATTTTTTTCTGGAATAAATGTTGACGTATCGTTTGACATTAGATCAAAACTGTAACCTGATTTTAAATAAATAAAATAACCAGCTTCACCATCATGTTCATCTGAAACAAATTCAACTTCAAGAATTTCTTTTTTTAACATTTTATTCTCCTTAAAGACCGCTTGATTGCGGCATGTAGTAATCATAAGCTAGCTTATATTGTTGAGTCAAGCATTATTTTTAATATTTTTTAAATTAATTTTAACTGTTTGATTTGTATAGCATTTATTTATTACATTGACAGATAATATAAGCTGGCTAAAATAGCTGAATGAGTAAATTTGAAGCAATCAAACTGGCAGGATCAACTAAAAAACTGGCTGAATTGCTAGGTATTAGCTATGCGGCTATTGCCCAGTGGAAAGATATTCCTGCAATGCGACTGTGGCAATTAAAAGTGTTGCGCCCAATGTGGTTTAAATAGTTGTTGATTTATTTTAATTGTTAATGCAAGATCGTTATGTGCCGTGATAAGCGCAAATGGTCGGTATTTGAAAGTCTCCATTGGGGGCGGTCTCAGATGCCGTTTTCTACCTGCAACAGGTGAACCGACCCGGTAATTATCACACTGGGGCTGTCCACCAATGGGGATTTTTATGTATTACTACCAACATCATATCGGCGATTACCGGCGGGATACAGGGCATTTAACCCTGCTTGAACACGGCATTTATCGTCAATTGCTTGATCTTTATTATATTTCCGAAAAGCCATTGGATGCACATGCGATGCGATTGGTATGCGTTCGCACTGCGGATGAACAAGAAGCGTATAAGCGAATATTAGAGGATTTCTTTGTTAAGCGTGATGGCAAGTTTTATCACAAGCGTTGCGATGAAGAAATAAATTCGTTCAAAAACAAATCTGACAAGGCAAAAGAGTCTGCAAGTAAAAGATGGAATAAAAACAAAGACTTAAAAGATGCGAACGCATTGCAAACGGATAGCGATTCAGATGCGAACGATATGCTAACCAAGAACCATAAACCAATAACCATAAACCATAAACCAAATATAACTACTACGCCTGAAGGCGTGTCACAAGATATTTGGGATTCATTTGTTCAGCAAAGAAAAAAAAGCAGGGCGGTCATTACTGAGACTGTTATTAACTCAATTCAGAAAGAAGCCAATAAAGCAGGTTGGACTTTAGAAATGGCATTGGCTGAATGCGCTGCTAGGGGTTGGCGTGGATTTAAGGCTGAATGGGTTAGAACTGAATCTGAGAAACAATTTAACCAGCCACAATCAAAAGCTATGTTAGGCGTAATGTTGGTTCAACAGGAAATTGACCGTTTAAAAAACGAAGGGACTGAAAATGAAATTCTTGAAAATTGAAATTTTGGAGGGAATTCGAGGATTGTCTGTATTGCGTCTTAAAAACACACCGGCGGCAGAAATGATTATTCCAATAGCCAAGATTTGGTATAACGCATTTGAATCTTACCCAGTAGCTTGGGATGAGGAATTGGATAAAGACCGGATTCAGCGCATGTTTACGATCTGTTCTGCCAACTGCAATGAGTTTCCAAGCCCATTACAAGCATACCAAATGCTACCGGCAAGGGAAAAAAGATTAAGTTTGCCCAAGCCACAAACCAACAAAATGTCGGCAGAGAACCGTAAGGTGCTGGATGATTTACTTGTTAAATTAAATAATAATAGGAAAATGGTGAGATGAATGAGTTGGCTCTTTTCGCAGGCGCTGGTGGAGGAATACTCGGAGGACATTTGCTTGGATGGCAAACAGTCTGTGCAGTTGAATGGGAACAATACCCAGCAAGCGTATTGTGCGCCAGACAAAATGACGGGATTCTCCCGACTTTCCCGATATGGGATGACATACAAACCTTTGACGGAAAACCGTGGCGAGGAATTGTTGACGTTGTATCTGGCGGGTTTCCCTGCCAAGACATCAGTGCAGCAGGGGGAGGCGCAGGAATTGAAGGCGAGCGCAGTGGAATGTGGCGAGAAATGGCGCGGGTGGTTCACGAAGTTCGACCAAAATACGTCTTTGTGGAAAACAGCCCAATGCTCACTTCTAGGGGACTCGGAACAGTTCTTGGAGACTTGGCCACGATGGGGTTTGATGCGAAATGGGGAGTGTTATCAGCGGCAGACGTTGGCGCACCTCACAAACGTGATCGAATCTGGATTCTCGCCAGACAACGTGACAACATTTCACACACCGATGACAACTGGCTTAGATGGGGGCAGCAATGGACGAAAAGCATTGAAAAAGAAACAAGAGAATTGGCCAACACCCGATGCGAATTGTGGGATGAGGGGAACTCAGGACATTTGGACACCCAAGAGGAAATCGGGACATCAAGCCCAATACTCAATCAATCAGGCGGTCAGGGATGCGGAGAAGATCAGGTGGCCAACGCCAACGGCATCACAAGCAAGATCAGAGGGAATGATTTTGCAAATGAGGCAAATGGTGGAAAACGGAACAACAACATTGCAAGAAGCAGAAGCAATGATAGGGGGCAGTTTGACACCGAAAAGAATGGAAAAATGGCCAACCCCAGTAACAAGAGATTACAAGGACACGGGAACAAAAGAATCAATGACAAAAGCATTGAACAAACGAGACTCGCCTGGTTTGGCGCTGATGGTGGGGGCAGCGACTGGTGGAAAACTGAACCCAACGTGGGTCGAGTGGCTGATGGGGTGGCCGCTAGGATGGACAGACTTAAAGCAATTGGAAATGGGCAAGTATCACTCGTGGCTTCAACAGCATGGAAAATTTTAAGTGACTGAGCAATACCGACAAGAATGCGAGGCGAGAGAGTGGCTTGCTAAATACAACAAAAAAAAACAGCTTGGCAAAGAAAAGGCAAGTATCTGGTGGGAAGGCATTATTGCCAATATAACGAGGATACGTGGGATACAGGCAGCAAATCAATTGCGTAAAAACATGAGGAAAGAAAATGCGAAAAGCAGCAAAGATTGATGCAAATCAAACTCAAGTGGTCATTGCACTACGGGCAGCAGGTGCTACAGTGCAAAGTCTGGCGGCTGTAGGAGTTGGCGTTCCTGATCTGCTGGTTGGATTTCGTGGGCAGACTTATCTCATGGAAGTTAAGGATGGTCAAAAAGTGCCATCCAAGCGATTGCTGACTGACGATCAGATAAACTGGCACGAGCAGTGGCGCGGCGGCACTCTAGCCGTTGTAGAGCATCCTGACGCTGCTTTAAGGCTAATAGGGGCAATACAATGAACCCAGAAGATGCAGCAGAGACAATCCGAGAAAAAGCCAAAAAGCATGGTGAGGCTCACGGACAGAGGATTTACTTGGAAGAATTTAGGAAAAGCAAAAAAGCGTTATTAATGAAAGATGCGCTGGCAATGGGCGTGGAAGCTGCGAATGCTCAGGAACGAGAAGCCTACGCTGACCCTGAGTATGTAAGTTTGCTGAAAGGATTGGCTGCGGCGGCGGCTGAGGAAATCACAACTAAATGGGAAATTGAAGCGGCTCGGCTAGATATTGAAATTTGGAAGGCTAGAGTCTATCTAAATAAAAAAGTAGATCGAGCGCATGAGTAGCTTCCCAAAGCACAACTATATTCGCAGCAAAAAACTATTAATGGCGGTTTGCACATTAGAATGCCAAAACTGCGGATATGGTGAAAGCCAGGCTAGTCATGCTAATTGGGGCGGTGGTCGCGGCATGGGCAAGAAAGCAAATGATAATCTGATTGCTGCTTTATGCTTGGCGTGTCATTACCAAGTAGATTTTGGAAAGCTAACGCGGGCTGAAAAACGTAGAATCTGGACTGATGCACATCGAAGGACTGTGGAAAATTTAGTTTCTTCTAATAAATGGCCAGACAATGTGTTAATTCCTGATATATTTGATTAAAATTTGACTTGACTTGATAATTTATTGAGATTAACATTAAATTTAACCCAATTTTAGGGGATTTTATGGCATCGCAAAAAGATAATGCTGCTACGTTTGTGGCGGTATTGCTGCATTCAAGCACAAATACACATTTTATGCACCTGCAAACGACATCGTATGCGCGGCATGTGGCGTTGAATGAATATTATGATCGCATCATTGAGCTGGCTGATAAATGGGCTGAGGCTTATCAGGGTTGCTATCAAATTATAGACAAGTATCCGAGTGACTTTCATCTGGCTCGTGATCCAGTTGCATATATTGCGAAGATTAAAGACTTTGTGGATACGATCCGCAAGGTGTTGCCTGACGAGACTCAGTTACAGAATATTGTGGATGAGATTGCAGAATTGATTGATTCCACATTGTATAAATTAAAGACGTTTAAGTAATCATGCCGAGCACATCTAAAAAGCAAGAGCGGTTTATGCAAGCAGCAGCGCATAATCCTAAATTTGCCAAAGATGCAGGTATTCCGGTGTCAGTAGCGCAAGATTATGTTGCGGCTGATAAGGCTAAGAAAATGGGCGAGGTTCTCGCTCGCGTCAATCGCAAAGAGCGATAAAGAGCGATATTATGGCTAAAGGTCTCAAAACAGGTGGTGGCTCACGTAAGGGTAAACCTAACCAGACTACCCAAGACGTGCGGAATGCTATTGCGCTAATCGCGCAGAATAACATTGGAAACTTTGAGACTTGGTTGGCTCAAACAGCAGAGAAAGACCCGTGTAAGGCAGCCGATCTGTATCTTAGAGCAATTGAGTATCACATACCCAAGCTCGCACGAGCTGAGGTTACCGGTCCAGATGAAGGTCCGGTTGAGCTGGTGATCCGATGGTCAGACGAGTAGTTACGCTACCTTACGTGCCTCGTGGCGCGTTTAAAGCATTTCATAAGCGACCACACAGATGGGCGTGTCTTGTCGCGCATAGGCGAGCAGGTAAGACCGTAGCAGCTATTAATGACATCGTGAGGGCAGCAGCGCTCTGCAAGTCAGCTATGCCGTTATTTGGCTACGTTGCGCCTTATCGCAGCCAGGCTAAAGCAGTCGTGTGGGATTATCTTAAGCGCTACGCAGAACCGTTAATCAAAGTCAGCAATGAGTCTGAATTGCAAATCGAGCTAACTAATGGCTCGCGCATTAAGCTATTCGGCGCAGACAATGCAGACGCAATGCGTGGCTTGGGTTTTGATGGCCTTTATTTGGATGAATACGGCGACTTTAAGCCCAGTATATGGGGAAACATTCTGCGGCCTGCATTGAGTGACAAGCAGGGGTGGTGCGTGTTTGGCGGCACACCGAAGGGCAAGAATCAGTTTTGGCAGATATATCAGACTGCATCCAAGTCACCAGACGAATGGTTCTTACTGCGCTTACCGGCAAGCACTAGCGGTCTGCTGCCTGAGTCAGAGCTTGCGGCAGCTCGCGCACAGTTGAGCGAGGATCAATATTTGCAAGAGATGGAATGCTCATTTGAGGCTGCGATCTTGGGCGCATTTTATGGCACAGAGATGCGCGAGGCTACAGAGCAGGGCAGGATAACGCCAATTGAGTATGATAAAAACATACCGGTGCATACAGCCTGGGACTTGGGTTTCAGAGACGATACCGCAGTCTGGTGGTATCAGGTCATTCGAGGCGAGCTGCACATTCTTGAATATTACGGCGTGTCAGGCGCAAATATCAGCGATCTGGCTGCGGTCATTAAGTCTAAGCCATATAAGTATGGCAAACACTATTTACCGCACGATGCGCGGGCTAAAACACTAGCGGCAGCCGGTAAGTCAGTAATCGAGCAGTTGGCTGAATACTTGGGCATCAATAACATGGCGATTGTGCCTGATCTTGGTGTGCAAGACGGCATCCAGGCTGTGCGGCAAGTGTTGCCTCGTTGTTGGTTTGATGCGGTCAAATGCGAAGATGGCATCGAGGCGCTTAGGCAGTATCAACGTGAGTATGACGAAGATAAAAAGGCATTTAGGGATCGACCGAGGCACGATTGGTGCAGTCATCCAGCAGACGCTTTCAGAATGTTAGCGGTGGCGTGGCGCTTAGAACCTACAGTGAAAGCGCCTAATGTAATCAAACCTCTAATGGTTGGTTCGCAAAACGAAGTTACTTTAAATGATATGTGGGCATCCCACAAAACAACTAGGAGTGCAAGATTATGAGCGGCGTAAACAATCCCTATCGTTATTTCTATGAGCATGTTGCAGCATCATCATCCGCACAAGTATTGGGAGGCACTGGCGCAGTTGGTGATTACCTGCATCGCCTGATTTGCACAGTGACTACCGCATCAACATCTTTGGTTCAGGTTGTTGACGGCACAGGCGCAGGCATTCTGACGCATACAGTGCTGCCTAATAGCGTAGGCGGCGGTGTTGGCGTATACAACATTGAGTTAAATGCGGTATCGGCTAATGGCGCTTGGAAGATTACCACCGGCGCAGGCGTTGAAGTGATGGCTGTCGGGATATTCTCAGCATAATGAGCGCAGCGTGGACTAGAAAAGAGGGCAAGAATCCGGCTGGTGGCTTGAATGCTAAGGGCAGGGCGAGCTATAAGGCTGAGACGGGCGGCGAATTAAAGCCACCAGTCAAGTCAGGAGATAATCCTCGTAGATCATCGTTTCTTGCGCGAATGGGTAATATGCCTGGTCCGATGGAGAAGAGCGGCAAGCCAACACGTCTAGCGTTAGCGCTTAAAGCATGGGGCGCATCTAGCAAAGAAGATGCTCGCGCCAAAGCCCATGCAATCTCAGCGAAAAATAAGTAATGCCGATTAACCAATTAATTATTAGGCAATAACATGGAACAGACTAGCATTGGTGTGCAGAAATGGCTCAATGTTGTCGGTGCTTACGACAATGAGTTTAAAAAGTGGGAAGCTAGAGCGCAAAAGATCGTCAAGCGTTATCGTGATGACAATCGCAGCTCGCACACAAACGAGACGGCTAAATTTAATATTCTGTGGTCAAACGTGCAGACGCTTATACCTGCTGTTTACGCCAAGCTGCCCAAGGCTGACGTATCACGCCGGTTTGGGGATAATGATCCAGTAGGCCGTGTGGCTGGGCAATTGATTGAGCGGTCGCTAGATTTTGAGATTGAGCATTACCCAGACTTTCGCAGCACTATGCGTCATGCGGTCGAGGATCGTTTCTTGGGCGGTCGTGGCACTGCGTGGGTGCGGTATGAACCACATGTTACTGAGCAAAATGTGCCAGAGGATGGCTTGCAGGTCACTGAGGACATTGACGAGTTAGATCAAAATGGTAAGCCACAGACTGCGTTGGGTGCGACTGCGGGCGAGGTTGAAACGCAAGAACAGATCGAGTATGAATGTGCGCCAACTGATTATGTGCACTGGAAAGATTTTGGGCATTCTGTTGCCAGAACCTGGGAAGAAGTAACGTGCGTGTGGCGTTGGGTATACATGACGAAAGAGGCTCTAGTTGAGCGTTTTGGCGAGGAAATGGCCAAGACATTACCGCTAGACTCAAATCCAGATACACAAACTACGTATGGCCAAAATACCAAAGAGCGCACCAGAGCTAAAATATGCGAGCTGTGGGATAAAGAATCAGGCAAGGTTTACTGGTTTAGTAAGAATCATGCAAGCATTATTGATGAGCGTGATGATCCGTTAGGTGTAGAGGGATTCTTCCCATGCGGTAAGCCGTTATACAGCACGACCACATCCGATACACTAATTCCAGTACCGGACTTTGTTCTATATCAAGATCAAGCCAATGAGCTGGATATTCTTAGTGATCGGATTGATGGTTTAGTCAAAGCACTGCGGGTTCGCGGTGTGTATGACGCAAGCCAGCCTGCATTGCAGCGCTTATTGACTGAGGGCGACAACAATACGTTGATTCCAGTTGATAAATGGATGGCATTCAGTGAAAAGGGCGGATTAAAAGGCAGCATTGATATCTTGCCAATCGACCAGCTTGCCGAGGCGTTGATGCAGTGCTATCGCGCTCGCACTGAGATCAAACAGCAAATCTACGAAATCACTGGGATTAGTGACATTATCCGAGGCGCATCGTTAGCAAGTGAGACTGCAACTGCACAACAAATTAAAGGCCAGTATGCAGGTCTGCGACTTCGCTCGATGCAAGAGGATGTGGCGCTATTTGCCAGTGAGCTTATTCGGTTGAAGGCGCAAGTTATCTGTTCTAAATTCCAGCCACAGACAATACTAAGCTATGCTGCGGCACAGCAGATGCAGCCTGCGGATCAGCAAATGATACCGCAAGCGTTGCAGCTTATTAAAGACAAGCCGCTGCGTAATTTTAGGATTGAGGTTGCTGCTGACTCATTGGTGCAAATTGATGAGGCGCAGACTAAGCGCGATCGGATGGAGTTTATCCAGGCATTTGGTGGCTTTATGCGTGAGGCGCTACCGGTTGCACAGTCAAGCCCAGAGATGACACCGATGTTGGTGGAAATAATGAAATTTGGCATCTCGGCATTTAAGCAATCCAAGCCAATCGAGGGCGCACTAGATGCAGCGCTTGACCAATTGAAGAAAGCGCAAGCTAATCCGCAGCCTAAGCCAAATCCAGAGGCTGAGAAAATTAAGGCACAACAAGCTAGTGAGCAAGCGCGTATGCAGGCAGATGGTCAGATCGCACAGATGCGTATGCAAGCTGATACCCAGACTACGCAGATCAAGATACAGGCAGAGGCGCAGCTTGAGCAAATGAAGGCTCAGAATGCAGCGCAGATTGAGGCTCAGAAACAACAACACGAGCAGCAATTAAAAGAAATGGAAATTAGATCACGCGAAGAAATGGACAAATGGAAAGCAGAACTTGACGCGGCAACCAAAGTTATGGTGGCTCGAATTGGTGCAAATCCTGGTGTTGATGTACCATTGCTTGAAGCTCAACAAGCGGCATCTGAAAGATTTAGCGCTGAATTGAATAACCATATGTCTAATCACAGCAACATGATGGCCACAATGCACGATAATTCAATAAACATGCACCAAAATGCAATGGACAAATTAGAGAGAGCTGTGCAGTTGGTTGCAGCGCCTAAACGCGTTATTCGCGGTCCTGACGGAAAAGTTATGGGCGTTGAGGTGGCGGCATGATTAATACAACTAAAGGCGAGATGGATGAGGCGCTGCTAGAAAAACGCGAAGGTGAATTTGAGGATGAGAACGAGCGCACCACATGGGTGGAATATTGGACTTGTGGCGAAATGGTGCATCGGTCGGTGCATGTGACGTTAAAGAAAGCAGTAGTGGCAACAACTGAAATAGGGGGCTTCAATGGCTAACAGCCAAGCGATGTGTACGAGTTTTAAGACTGAGATATTGAGCGGCATTCATGCGTTTGGCACAAGCGTTGTAAGGGCATCTACAGCAGCCGATACGCTCAAGGCGGCGTTATATCTTGCTAGTGCTAGTCAGGGTGCAGGCACAACAGCCTATGCCGTTACAGACGAGGTTAGCGGCACTAATTACACAGCAGGTGGTGTGACAGTAACTAATGCCACAGCGCCGACTAGTAGCGGCACAACTGCATACTGGACACCGAGCGCGAGCTTTAGTTGGACTAATGTCACGCTGTCTACGTCATTTGACTGCGCGTTAGTCTATAACTCAACTCAAAGCAATAAGGCAATCTCAGTACATACATTTGGCGCTCAGACTGTTACGGCAGGCAATTTCACGCTGACAATGCCGACAAACGATGCGACTAACGCACTGGTAAGAATTGCTTAATGGCACAAGGCGATTGGGATACCGGCACTTGGGATGCTGCGCTCTGGGATGGTTTACCCGTCACTGGCAATCAAGCCACTGGCGCAGTTGGCACAGCTACAGCCAATATTACCATTGCGCTTACTGGTGTGCAGGCAACAGGGCAGGTAGGTAATTTAACTGCACAGACGCAAATCATTGTAATTGACGATACGCACGATGGTGACTTTTTAGGTAAGAAATTTGCAGAGGAACAAGCGCGGGCAGCAAAGCGGCGCGAAGCAATATTAAATGCCTACGAAATAGTAGTGGAAGGCAGACCAGAGTTTGCCGAGGAAATAGCAGAACCGTTTACGCAGTTGGTTGTAGATCAGCAGGAAATGCCGGTAAAGCAGATTGATTATGACGCTCTATTTGCCGATCTTGACAGGGTTGAGGCGATTTGGAGTAATTACATTGACTTGGATGACGAGGAAATATTGGCCCTATTATGAGAAAATCTTGGATATACAGAGATGGCGAAGCTATCGAGTTAGATGGTCACACGCCCACCACTGAGCTGCATTACGTAATGCCAGATATTCAACCATATCAAAGCATGGCAGACGGCAGCATGATTACTAGCAGATCGCATCATCGAGCGCATTTAAGGGCGCACAATTGCATTGAGATTGGGAACGAGAAGATGGAAACTCGACCGACTCAAGTTAAAGACAGCAGACGGGAAGTGTTGCGAGAACAACTCGCGGGAATGACGCACAGCCAAGCTAATAAAATCCTCACAAAGCTGCGTGATGATCTTCGTTTTAATCGTAAATAACCCCCACAGGGAGAAATACAAATGTCTGAATCATTAAATGAAATTGCACCATTAGCTGAATCACCCGATGCTAGACGTGAAATGTTGTCTCAACAATTTGATGAGATCGCAGAGAATCCACCAGATGTAAGGCCAGAGCAGGAAGAACGACTTAGAGCGCCAGATGGCAAATTTGTGCCTAGACAAGCTCAAGAGCAGCAGAAAACTCAAGACGCTGCCGAAGAACCAGTATGGTCGCGCCCACCAGCATCGTGGAAAAAGGATTATCACGAAGTTTGGAAAACTGCCGATCCTAAATTGCGTGAGTATGCCTGGCAGCGCGAAGAACAGATGCGAGCAGGCGTTGAACCGTTAATTAGCAAAGCACAATTTGCCGATCAAATGCAGGAAGTGATTACGCCATTTGAAAGCACAATACGCGGGCTTGGAATACAGCCAAAAGATGCGGTAAAAGCGCTACTTGAAGCAGATCATGCGCTGCGCTATAGCACACCACAACAAAAGATGCAATTATTTAGTAGACTTGCACAACAATATGGTGTAAATTTAGGACAAATCGAACATTTGCAACAACAAATGCCGGTTGATCCGACTATTTATGCACTTCAAAACGAATTAAATAAGGTTCGTGGCGAGGTGATGACATGGAAGGAACAGCAAGAACAAGTGCAAAATCAGTCTTTATTGGGCGAAATCAACCAGTTTGCTCAAAAGGCTGAGTATTTTGAGGAAGCTCGACCGGTGATGGTGCAACTGCTACAAAGCGGTGTAGCGCAAACACTGGAAGATGCGTACGAAAAAGCAATACGCCTTGACTCTAATTTATTCGATACGGTTCAACAAAGCCGACAAGCCGAAGTTGATTCTGAGAAAAGATCAAGAGCTGACAAAGCTGCGAAATCAGCCAGGGCGGCTGCGGTTAGCGTTAGAAGCTCTACACCCGGAGTGGTCACGGCTACCAAAGCGCAAGACAGACGTGCATTGTTGGCAGAGCAATTTGATGCCATCGGTTCACGTTTTTGATCTCAAACTGATAAGGAGTATTAATTATGGCATTTGCCAATAGCTCTATCAGCGACATCATTGCGACTAACATACAAAGCCGTTCTGGTGAATTAGCTGATAACGTAACAAATAATAATGCTTTACTGCGCCGACTCAAAGAGCGTGGCAATGTAAAGACTTTCTCAGGCGGTAACGTAATCCTCCAAGAGATTATGTATAACGACACCACTACCAATAACACGAATTCATATTCTGGTTATGAAGTATTGAATGTTAGCCAAAACAGCCCAATCAGCTCTGCTCAATTTAGCATCACGCAATATGCTGCTGCTGTGTCGATCTCTGGCTTAGAAATGATCCAGAATAGCGGCAAAGAAGCAATCATTGACTTGCTAGATGGTCGTATGAATGTTGCTGAAGCTCAGTTAGCTAACCGTTTAGGTAGCGATATCTATTTAGACGGCACTGGCAATAGCGGAAAAAATATCACCGGTTTGGCTGCTGCTGTGCCTGATAGTCCTTCTACCGGCACATACGGCGGTATCAATCGCGCTACCTGGTCATTCTGGCGCTCGGTTGCATACTCAGGCGTAACCAATGGTGGTGCTGCTACTACTGCATCCAACATCCAGCAATACATGGACTCAATCGCAGTTCAATTGATTCGTGGAACGGACAAGCCCGATTTGATCGTTGCTGACAATAACTACTACCGTCTCTACTTGCAATCATTGCAGTCAATTCAGCGTATCTCTGATTCTGGCTCAAGCATGGCAGGCGCAGGCTTTGCATCGTTGAAATACTACGGCGCAGGTATGGCTTCAGACGTTGTGCTAGACGGTGGTATTGGTTCTGCCGCTACTGCTAATCACATGTGGTTCTTGAATACTAAATATATATTCTTCAGACCGCACGTTGATCGCAACTTTGTGCCTATTGGTGGCGAACGTCAAGCAATCAACCAAGACGCTATTGTTAAGCTAATTGGCTGGGCTGGTAATCTTTGCTCATCTGGTCCGCAATTTAGCGGCGTTTTGATAGCCTAAGGAGAAATTTAAAATGGCTTATACTTTTGATGACAACAAAGCAGGTTTACTACAGATCAATCAAACTGATTCTGGCGTAACGATGGCAAATGGCACTTCAGCTATTCCCACCCCACCTGCTGTTTTAGGGCAAATTGAACGTGCTTTTGATCCTACCTACGGTGCAGGTGAGTTTATTCTGCTCGTTGGTGTTGCAAGCACTACAGTTGGCTCGTTAGTAACCTACGATGGCACGACCTATCAAACCACATTGTGCGCTACCACCAGCAACCA